ATTCTGTGTACCAGCAAACGTTGCACCACTAGGTATAGTTATAGTATCACCACTATCTCCTAGTTGTACGTTGGTCCCTGATCGTGGACTTATTTTATTTACTTTTACTTCACTCATTATCTTGCCGTTGCTGGTACGTTATTTGATCCTACAATTGGATTTTCTGCAAATGCCATGTAGATGTATGTTTTACCAGAACCATTACTACCACCACCTGACTCTCTGACTTTAAATCCATTACTTAATAAATCATAAAATGTGTTTGTTGCTTCAGCAGAATTTTGATTTACATATATATATTGTGCAGCAGGATTATCTATATCTCTTTTATTATCTAATATATACCAGCCATATCCAGTGTCTGTTGCATTTTTAAAAATAACAAAAGCAGGTTTAAATCCTGTGTAAACAAATGTTCCATTAGCATTTCCATTACCTGTGTAGCCTCCAAATTTTGAATAGCCTTTTACATCTGCAAAACAATAAGCAATATATTCTTGTCCTGAACCATTATTAGAAGTTAAATTACCAACGGAAAAAACAGAACTAGTTGGTGCTGTAGCATTAGAAAAATTATAACCAGCTTCTTTTGCATAAGTTTGATTAAGAGCCATATAAGCATTAGGAGTTCCTGGTTGTATAAAGTCATGATATACAGCCCAATCTCTAGTTGAATTTGTATTTTTAAAAATAATCATTTTTGGTGCAGCACCTAATCCGTGTCCTACAGTAGCATTACTTCCAGTACCAGTGTATTTACAAATACTAAATCCTGCTGTTGTATTAGCTGATGTGTATGTTGTGTTTATAGAACCATCTGTATTTGATGAACCTTGACCATTTGCCTTCCAGTTCCATGATGCAAAATTAGAATTATTTTTATTTGTGACATCATCATTTCCAGATTGTGCTAAAGAAAATCCATCACTATCAAATGAATATAAATTATTTAAATTTGTAGTTTCAGCATTAGTTAAATTTGGGTGAATTTGTTTTCCTGCACCTCTAACAGCATCAAATACAAAATGGCTATAAGTATCATCTCTTGATTTAATCCAAGTCCAATCTGGTTGAAAACCAACTCCTGTAATAGAATGATTTGTTGAACCATTACCTGTGTAAAGTTTAGTGTTAAAGTGTAAATTTGGTTTATCTATTTGTGCCATTAACTATACTCCTGTGCATTTAATGATTTAGTACAAAGTGCTTTATAACCTGTTGGAACTGAGTATTCAAAAATTCCTATTCCATCATCTGGGTTTTGTGCTGAAGATACAGCAGTTGTTCCGAAATAGCCATTACCAAAATTTAAATGACCATCTGCATCATAACAATTAACTACAGCAGTCCAACCAGTACTATCGATTCCAGATAACATATCAGTTGCAGCTACTCCTTGAGAAACTCCATTTTTATAAAAAGTTATTTCTCCATCTGTTAAATTTAAAGCTACACCTATTATATCATTAGCTGTAAAAGTTGCTCCATAACTTGATGAACCAGATATATATTTATATCCATTATTTTGATATGCTCTTCTCTCTCCAGAACCTTGACTATAATTGTTTAAAGCTACACCAACTTGAAAAGCACCACTTCCGCCAATTCTTGTAGGTTTAGCTTCAAAATAATATTTACCTTTAGTAACATAAAAGTTTGACCTAACCTCTCTAAACGCACTATTTGAATTTGTAATACTTGTATTAGCATTAGATAAAGTTGGAAGTGTACCACTAGAACCACTTGAATTAGTTGGTATATCAATTGGTGATAAAGTATTAAAAACATTACTAGGAGTGTCTTTGTTTTGAATAATTGTACCTGATGTTGTTAAATTATGTGAGTTACCTGAAGAGTCTAACCCCATATTTGCTGAGTTATCAAATTTTAAAAAGAAACCATTATTACCATAATTAGCTTGTGATATCCCTGGATCAGTTTTAGGTTTCCAAATTCCAGTTGTTGCATCTGTTTCACCGAAAACTGTTGGTGCATAACTTTGACCATCTACATAATGAAAATGCGCTAACTGACCACTAAAATAAGTTGCAGTTCCTGACTGTATATGACCTATTATCATTGTTCCACCTGATTTAAATAAATCGTAATCAGTATTTTGTCCAACATCAGTGCTAGTTGTAAAAGAAGTTTCTTGAACTCCATTGATATACATTCTTACTCTATCGCCAGCTGTGCCTTGAGTAGTATCTACTCTTAATACAATATGATACCAAGCATTTACATCTCTAAATAATCTATTTGTTCTTTTTTCATCTTGACTTTGATTACCAAAAACTTGAAGTTGGTTATCAGATTTAAACCTTATATAACCATAGTTACTACCATCTGTATAATTAGAAATGATATAATTGTTGTTTTCATCAAGCACAGATCTTTTCATCCAAAAAGATACAGTACCTATGTCAGCACTTGTTGGTGTTGTAGTTGTTCGACTTAATTTTGCTGATGCCATTAACAGAATCCTCCAGCGTTAGATATACCAGCAGTTGACGTAATTGACAATGCTTGATCCGTAGTTTGACCTTGAGCATCTGTTGCTCTAACAGTAAAACTATATACAGTTTGACTTGAGATAGTTGGCATTGTTCCCGATATTACTGCTCTATATGTAGAGCCACTTGGATTTGTTGTTGATCCAATAGTTATGCCAGCAGGTAGTGCACCTGATACAACAGATGTACTTATAGTTACAGCACTATCTCCTGTCACATCTATGTTTTGTGAATAAGCTGTGTTTGATTCTCCGTTAGGTAAACTTGTTGTTGTAAACACAGGGCCATCAGAAACAACTAAATCTGTACCACTTCTAGCTGCATTACCATCTGGATTTGTAACTAAAATTCTAACGTTTTGTCCATTTGTTAAACCAGCTGTGCCAGTTGTAAAACTTATTGTTGTTGCACTTGTAAATGTAACAGATGTTGCAGATTGAAAAGCACCATTTGCTCTTTGTAATTCTACTTTTGGTATTGATGCAAAATTTTGTCCTGTAATAGTTATTGTGCCACCTACATCTGCATCTATAACTGTTGGTGTAAAACTAGATATAACTGGTTGTGTTTCAGTTGGTATTGTAGCTGAACCACCTAAGTTTACAGCAACACCATTAATTGTAATTTGTTCGTTTACTAAAGCAGAGTTTGGTATAACATCATTTTGAAATGTTAAACTATCACCAGATTCACCAACTTGTAAGTTAGTGCCAGACTGTGGAATTATTTTATCTACTTCTATTGTACTCATTATATAATTACCAAATTACCTGTTACTGTTACAGTTCCTGATACGGTTACTGGGCCTGCTAAAACTCCTGAATCCATTGTTTGAACATCAGAAATTGTAGAAGAGTGTGTTGTTACATAAGTTGTGGCTGTCATAGCTGCAGACGGAGCTCGTTTAGCAGGATAAGTACAAAATACAGTTTTAGTTCCAGCAGCAAAATTTACTTTGTTATCTGAATTAGAAGAGGAGATAACGGTATCTCTTGAAAGTGTATCAGTAGCTGCATCAGTTACTGTTCCAATACCGACTTCAAACTCAGAAGAACCATCTCTTGATATTGCATAAAACGTATTATTACCATTACCAATACCAGTAACAAAAGTTTCAAAACCTACTTCGGTTCCTGTTAAATCAAATGTTCCTGTACCAGTAGTTGTACTAGTCTGTTTAACTCTGTCATTTAATACAAAAGCCATTTATGTGTTCCTTACTATTACGCGTTACCAATTCTTAGTATCGCACTTGTAGAATTATTAGCTGGGAATTGAACAACAAAATCACCATTCGTAGCAGTTTTGTTTCCACCAAAATCTAACACCATAACTAGTTCGTTTCCGCCACCAGTTGTTTTATAAATAGCAGCTCCTGCAGCAGTCAAAGTAACGGAGTTAAAAGTTAATTCAGCAAAATCTATAAATGCGATGTTTGATGAAACTGCCACTCCATTGTTTGTTAACGCTTTACCTCCAGCTGGATAAGCAGTTCCTGTAGAACTAACTTCACCGTTTCCTGTGCCAGCTAAGTAAGTTGTTGATGACGCGCTGTAAGAAGAGATGCTAGTGTATAAAGCAAGTTTAAAAGCGTTACCGCTGTTACCTGCAGTGTCAAAATTAAAAGTCCCTTTTAATAATCCAGTTTTAAATGAATCAGGTACTATGTTTGCCATACTTTATCTCCTATTGTGATGGGTTAAGTGATTTAAGAGGAGTACGAATAACACCATCTTCATATTCGCCTCGGCGTCTACGACCTTGTTGTTCGATCGCATACGTTTCTAAAGACTTGTCGTATTGTCCTTGATAGTATTGTAACATATCTATCGGACCTTTCAAGTATCCATACGCTTCTACAAGAGAACCATATAAAAGTAAATCTTGATATTTATTTGATAAATAAGTGCCAGTGGCAGCAACAGAACTATCTGTTAAGCTAGTTGGTTGTTTAATATAAGCCATAGTTATTGTATATGATGCATTAGGAGTAGGTGCTAAAACCCAAAAATTACCATCCCAGTTTGCATAATATTTAGGCACCCCTGAAGCTGTTCCTGGTGTGTTATAATATTCAGCCATAAAACTTGTATCTCTTTGTTCTAAAAATTCATGAATATTTGGTGTTACTGTAGAATTAGTTATTTGAACATATCTAATAATTCTTAAATCAGATGGAATTGTTACATATCTATTTCCATTTGTAGTAGTAGAAGTTGCATAAAATCTATCGGCATCTGAATCTACTGCTCTATAAATTTTATTTTCTGCATTTTGAACTAATCTATTTAATATTGCATCACTAAAAACAGTGCTATCTACTTCTGTAAAATTTCTAATATCAGTTCTTAAATCTGTTATAGTGTATGCCATTATGATCTGCTACTCACTGGTCCTACAAAGATCTGTGAGCCTCCTCCTTTACTAGTTGTAGATGCTGCAGATGGAATAGTAAAGGTATATTTATTACTAAAAGTTTCTGTAGCGTTTGCAAAATTTTGTCTGTTTTCATTTATAACCGTTATTGTATGTCCACCAAATATTTTAGTTCCTGAATCAAAAGCTAATGCTGTTGTGCTTGCAGGAGTTTTTCCAAAAAATTGAGCTGAGGTTGCTCTAGTTAAGTTAGATATTACATTACCAATTTTAGTAGTATATTTAATTACCTCACCAACAATTCTTAAACTAGACTCTTGAAATTTTAATGGATCTGTGTCAGCGTTTTGTAATTTTTCTACTTTTTCTAAATAAACAAATCCTGTACCTGGGAATCCTGTCGCGTCTGTTAAAGTTATTTGTGTAGAACTAGCTGTGATAGCACCATTAATAGTTGTTTCTAAATTAAAAGTTTTTGCATCAACTCCACCTACACTTTGAACATTATTAAAACTAATTATATCATTTGTTGATCTACCATGATCTGGTTCAAATACAGTTATTGTAGTTGTTCCATTTGTAGATATTGGATTAACACCTAATATAGTTGATGTTGGAAATTCTGTTCTTGCAGGTCTTGCGTTTAACAAACCTTGATTGTCTGCACCTTTAGGTTTTGGTTCTAATTGTGGTTGTTTTGGTTCAAACTCAGATGTATGAACTAATGATCCATTCCATTCTTTTACCATTTCTAAATATGGAAACTCCATACCAGATCTGTCTGATATTGCTTTTGAATGTTTACCTCTAGAAAAAGCCATTATACTCCATCTCCATAAAATGTTTGTGGTGTTATAAACGCTGATGTTCTTTGTCCATCTTCTGTTAATGCTCTAGCTAATTCATCTTCATAAATTAATTTATTTGCTTGAGCAGTTTCAGGAGAATATTTTAAACTTAAATAATATGCTAAACCAGAAGTCATGCATGGTAAAAATCTATATACAACATCTGCTTCATTTGTATAAGCACCAGCATCTTGTATTCTAGCTACAT